ATGAAGTATAGCATTATACAGGGGTTGTTGTTTCGGTTACTACTATAGCATCTGCTGCTCTTTGTGTTACATCACCACCCTCTATAGGAGGAAGGGAAGCTAAAGCTCTCACCTCATTGATAGTCATTGTCTCTAATACTTTAGTAGCTACCAATGGACTAAGTGAGTTAAGTGCATCATTAGTTTTGGATGTATCACCCTCTAGCTCTACTATATTCTCATTAATTATCTGGAAGTTATTGATAGTAAATTCTGCAGGGATTTTGGAGATGGTTAATAGCTCATTAAAGATAGCCATAACACATCCTCTTAACTCCATTACTACATTCTTTTCAAATATCACATAAGCCTGCTTAATATCTGCACCACCTCCTAAGCTACCTGTAGTACGTACTCCCATTAAGATAGGATCTATAGTGTGAGCAAAGCAAATCTGTTCTGTGTTAAGCTGTGAGGCTTCCTGAAATAGACTATCATTACCATTGGTAGGTAAGCTTTCTATCTTAGGTAACTGATCCTGTGAGTTAGCAAAAAATGCAACAGCTTTACCGGCATTAGCAGCACCTTTCATTCTATCAATAGTTTCTTTAATCATGTGCTTCTCCTCCTCAGACTGCGGTCTCTTAGGAAACATCATAGCAAAGCTAGGAAAAACACTATTTTGGATATTAGATTTAGCAAAGTAGCTAAGCTCACCTGATAAGAAAGCAAAGTTAAGAGCTGAGGTGTATTGTGGTAGTGAGTAGTAATCCTGCCCTAGTGATTTAATCTCATAGCAATATAACTGCTCATAATCAGAGCATGCTACGTGATAAGGTTTAATTTCTTTTACATCTATATTTGTGGACCAGTCCTCACATAGATAGTACATATCTTTAAATCTAGATATCCTTACTTTCTCAGGTGATACATTTTCTATCTTAACTAATTTCTTAGTGCTGTCAAAATAAAGTTTAAAATAAATTCTATTGTGCACAATTAATTGACGTGTAACAGCTTTAACTATATGCTTTAATTTAGTTTTCCTTTCAAACATATAAAGCTCTAGTTTCTCAGGGGTAGTTAGTTTGTCAGTAGCCAAAGCAAAGCCACCACCTATCACTGCATTAGTCTTATAATCTACTATGGCACCATGTAAGGGACTAGAAAAGTACATCTGGTTAAGGAGCTGAGGGTATAGGTTATCATTACCAAATCTCACCCACATATTAGTGGCATATCTACCATTAACATAGGGCAGGGATAAATCACCTTTACCTACCGGTAGGAATGGAGTGCTGAAAGATTGATATCCTTCCACCATTTCTGGCCCTGTGCTTTCTTTCTTAAAAAAATTATTATACCATGCCATAGTTAATCGTATATTGAGGTGCCTACTGGCCCACTTACCACCATTCTACCCTCTTCTATTACCACACCTGTGGTTTGTGCAATAGTTAAAGGTAAAACATAGGGTACTGAGCTCTCATAAATTTGATATATAAACTGCCCTTGTAACAAAGTAATATCTACAGGCTCATTAAGTACAAAAAGATTGTACCTTTCAGGCCATAAGCTAGTATCTGCAGTAGTAAATAACTGAGGTACACTAGTAGTATTCATTTCATTAGTAAAAGCAAAGAGATAGTGAGGGGTAGATACAGTAGTAACCTCTGTTAAGGTTAGCACTACCTGGTTAATCACCCCCTGTTCAATGTATATCATACCTATATTATATGTTTACTTCAAAATGTTTAGAAATAAAAAAAGCCCCACAATATGCAGGGCTAGTTTTAAGCTTGTTAAGAGTATTATTGTATTCCGATAGCAGCTAAAGCTACAGGAGTCATATTAACCTCATAGGCCAAATATTCATTTTCTCCTAGCAAAGTAACGGCATATTTAGAACCATCTGCTCTAGCTGTTCCCGAGCCTTCAGCTACGCCTGTAACTTGCAAGTAAGGGAAGTACCAATACTTACCATTTGCATCTAATACTACTGCAGTAAGATACTGCTGTCCTGATCCTAAAATTTTGATAGCTCTTGACTTATCAGCTTCTCTGCGTTGAAACATTAAGTTAATAGTAGAAGTAACATAAGATGAACCATTGATTAAATCTATAGCAGCCTCTTCTGTAAAGCTAGATGTATTTCTACGGATGTAATAGTTCTCAAATAATGGAGCAAGAGCTACTAAAGTGATACCTGTGATATCCCATCCTGCACCTGCAGATGGATCTGTAGGAGTGATAGAGTCAATGTTATCCTGAGTGTTAATCCATATACCATAGATACCCCCTGAATTATTGTCGCAACTTTTTAAAATAGCCTCTAGGGCCTGGCATGTTGTTGGCATGATTTATATGTTTTATATAAAGGGGGTTGCCCCCCTCTATGAGTTAATATTAAGCGTAGTAAACGATATCTGTAGGGTTAACAAAGCTGAAACCTACTTTCATGTTAGCACGTGTTCTGATAACTGGCTCAGCTACAGTGTCAGCTAAGTTCACAGCACGTAAGTCAGAAGAATCACCTTCACCATCAAATGCATAGATAAGGTTGTCTTTCAAAGTAATCACAAATTTGTTATTGCTCATCCCTGGACAAAGAACTATTTTGATACCTAAGTAAGTCAAAGCTAAATCCTGAGTGATGTATGCATTAGTGTTACCTGAAGCTACACCTAAACGGTAGATATTAACCAATTGAGTAGGCATGTAGATACGCAAGTCAGCAGTACGTGAAGCAATAGCTGCAGGAACCAAAGCAAAAGCAGCTTCTAATTTTGCACCTAATCCACCAACACCTGAGAATGTAGTGATAGCACCACCACCACCATTGATAACATCACCAGCTAACTCAGAAGCAGCTAATTGTTTCTCATAACCATCACACAAAGCAAGCTGTGGGTTTACAGATAATACATCACCTTGCCATCTTAATGCCTCAATTTGTCCAGCAATAGCGTTTGCCATTTCAGACCAGTAGAAGCTAAAGAAAGAAGCTACAGTGAAATCACCATTAGATCCTGCTGCCATTTGTAAAGATACAAAAGACTGCTCTAGGTCAAATTGACAAACCTGAGCCATAGCAGAAAGAGCACATACGTCTACTTCATGAGAGCTTAAGTCATCAGTGTTAAGGTTAGGGAAGTTACAAGGGCTAGTAGCTAGTAAGCCAGAACCAAAAGTAACTGTACCAATTTTAGTTTTGTACTTGATACCAGGTAAAGTACGGAAGTTATCAGGAATTTCACTACCTGAAAGGTAAGCTTGAGCGTAAAACGCATCAGCGTTTGGTGCTAATAATGCAGAAGCATCAATGTTTAAATCAAATCTTAGTTTTCTCATTGTGTTTGTTTGTTTTTATTGGTTGTTAAATTTATTGAATTTACTTAATTTTTGCTGTACGCTCATCTTTACAGCCTCTTCCATTGTCTCCTCTTCTGTTTCAGTAACTAGCGACTCTTCTAATTGATTTTTCAAATCAGCTATCATAGCCACAAGTGCATCTACTTGCTCAGTAATTAATGGTCGTACTATCTCTAAGATAGCCTCTGCATCTAATGCAGGATCTACAGCCATTTCTTCTTCTTCTACTACTTCCTCTTCTACAACAGTATCAGACATTGCCTCTTCTTCTACTACTACTTCCTCTTCTTTTTCTCTAATTTCAGTGATCTCACCATCAACTACAACGTAGATTTTGCCGTCAATTAAGTGTTCACCATCAGGTAATTTATTCATATTATTTAGTTTAAGTTGTTGCTGTTCTTTGAGCTTCATGCCTAGATATCCTTCTATGCTGAAACCTACCTGCCCATCTGCTACCAATTGAGCATAGTATTCTTTATCTGTTACCTGAGCTGTAACCATTAGTGTGCCCTCAGGTACCTCAATGCCAAAACTAGAATAAGCCTTATCCTCTTTGGGTGTATCTACTATCCATGCCTCAAGTACATAAGCAGGTACAGTCTTCTCAGTATCATGCTCTAGGTTAAACAAGTCTTTATTAGACATGTCTCGCATGAACTTTGAATGTATCTTCTCTATCTCCTCAATAGAAAATTTAACATAGTACTCTTTACCATCCTCATCATCCTTCCTATAGATCTCCATAGGGATAAGAGCAGGTGCTACTATGCGATACTTAAGATCATCTGTAAATATCATAGGCTTAACCTGGCTATTGAAAGCCATACCCATTACTTTGATAGCAGGAGTGGATGTAAAAGCAATTTGTTCAATGCCTAAGTCCTCCCCATTTTCAGAGTATTCAGGATCTATAGTTATCTTGTAAACAGGTAGTTTATCTTTTGCCATACCTATATTATAATTATTCATATATTTGTAAAAAAAATAAACTATGGTAACTATTTTAGGAAGGGAGATTCCCAACAAAATTGAGGAACTGACTATTGAGCAGTTTGAAGCAATTACAGATATTAACAATAATAAAGAGATAGATCCTGTGGACAGGCATCTGCAAATCTTTGAGTACTTAGGCATCCCTGAAAAGGAGTTTTTTGATTTTGATATCTCAGATTTTATTGATATTGTTAAAGAGTTTAATACAGCACCAGAGCTTACTAATAACATGGAGCCTGTAGGTACACTAGAGCTAGATGGCTTTACATATACAGCAGAGTTAAAACTAACAGTAAGAGAAACTAAGCTAATAGAAAAAATTGCCATCCATAAGCAGAAGGGATACATCTCAGATATGATGGCAGTAATGTTTAAAGCAGATCACCTAACTACTGCAGAGCATTATTCTGAGGCTCACCTTAAGTTAAAGTCTAAGCACATAAGAAAATTGAAAGCAGAGATCTGCATCCCTTACATTATGTTTGTGGCTAACAAGGTAAAAAACCAAGTAGAGAATGTATCTACCGAAGCAGTGGAGTGAGATAACTGTAGAGCAGTTCATAGAGATATCTGAGATAGATAAATCACAGGGATCCTACTACTATAATACTGAGATACTATCTATCATTTGTAATGAGTCTACTGAGGTGATAGATGATATAGATGTGGATGATATGGTAAAGATAGTTAAGCAGTGCAAATGGGCACTCTCACAGCCATCTAATAATTATAAATCAGAGCTTCTAGGTATGAAAGTTAAGCCCTTTAATAAGCTGTGCCTATATGAGTACATAGATCTAGATTATTATTTCACTAATAACTATATAACTAACTTAGCTAATATCTGTGGTATCTTATACAGGCAAAGCAAAGTTAATGAGTGGGGTGAGGAGATAATAGAGCCGTATGAATATGACTGTACTATCAGAGCAGATAAGTTCTTAGATCTACCAATCACAGATGTGTATGGTATCATTAGTGAGTTTCTAAAGTTCAGAGATAATTTTCTAAAGACCTACCAAAACTTATTCCAAGGTGAGGAGCTACCTGAGCTAACACCAGAAGAGAAAGCAGAGCTCACACCTGAGGAGCTGAAAGATGAGGAGGATAGTAAGAAAGATAGTAAGTGGAGCTGGGAGCGTATGATATACGGCCTATGCAATAATGATCTAACTAAGTCTGATAAGATAGGAGGGCTACCCCTTACCTACGTATTCAATATGATGGGTATGAAAAAAGAGTTAGACATCTAGAGGGAAGCCTGGAGTAAATCCTGCAGGAGGATCTAGTGCTTCAAATGTATAAACTATCCTTTGGTTTTTTTCTAATACTTCCACCACATCTAGTATAGGAAATCTTTTAGATAACCACTCAGTATATTGGGAGTATATCTCAGCAGTAATCCCTGCAGAGTTTAGCTCAGCTGTGAATTGTGCTACATAATCTCTAGGAGTAATTACTCCACCATTCCATAAGAAAGCACCGTTATTTAAAAAGATAAAATAATACATAGCTATTATCTGTATCTCTAGCTTTTCAAAGCCTGTAATCTTAGCATTGATCCTGATACTTTCTACTAGGGTACCTTCACCATCTACTATATCATTCTTAAGTATCCGTTTCAATATAGTAGCCATCCTTCTCCTAGTAGGATATAGCACATTAAATTCTCCTGTGTTTGCGTATCTTCCCATTATTGTATGTTTTCTACTAGCACCCCATAGCTCTGAGTTACTGCTGTTAGTGTATTATTAGTAATTGTGAAATATAGATACTGCTGAGTAGTAAAATCTTTTGGAATTACATCAAAGGCAGCCAATTGTCCATAGTCAGCATTAGCATTGCTTCCTGTAGCAAAAGCTTTTATACTTCCTAAAGCGCCTCCTATTACAGGCATAGTCCTATAGATTGATGCCATTCCTAAACTACCTATAGCATTAGTTGCTATAATAGTGGAGGCTGTTATTTGTGCAAGTGTAGGAGAAGCAAATGTACCTATTCTTATTCTACTCCTAGGAGAAGCACCACCTAATGTAACTACTCTTACAGTAAAAGATGAGCGAAGCATTGCATTACTTATTGTGGTAGGTATAGGCACAGAAGCTATCAAAGTTTCATTAGTTGTACCTGTTACTACTGTTACAGCAGATGAGCAATATAGTATCGGATTATTCTGCTTAGCATTCAATGCCGTTTGCAAATCAGTCTGAGCAGATAGAGTTCCTGTAATACCTCCCCATACAGCACTACCACCACTAGCAGCGTTTATTATTTGAGTGCCTGTAATAGCAGTATTGACTGGAAGCCCTCCTATAATGGAAGTACACTCTATCAAATCTGTTGCCTGTAAGTCTCCTGTGTGAGCAGGTAGATTAGGTCTCCATGAGCCCCACCATCCATTAGCCATATACCTATATTATATTATTAATCTCAAATGTTTAAATCGGCACAGCACAATCTGTCCAGTCATTAACTGTAAGAGTGATAGACATCTGGTATCCTGCAGCATAATCTAGTAGATCATTATTCAAAGGTGTAAAGGTAGGCACTCCTACCACATCAAAGCTGTAGTCAGTGCTATCCATGTAATAGATGTACAAATCATTTAGGATCTGTTGCGTATCACTTAGAATAGTTATGATGTTAGCTCTATCCTTTTGGATGATATCATAACAGAATATATCAAAGCTAAACTCTGTAGTATTCTCAGTTGGGATCACTCCACTAGGCACAATATACACCAGGGGATACTTCTCATCCTGAGTAGCAAAGTTGTAAAGCTGTTCTTTAAAATCACTACCCACTTTGAATACTTGCTTATGTGCTGTATAGAAAGCTGTGATGTGGTTTGTTATGGCTTGTAAACTGTTCATAGTTCTGCTGATTTATTTATACGGTTTATTTTCTGTTGTGTGGATGTTACTTGAGTCTCAGATACTACAGCTGTTACAGTCATAGATGAGCTACTAGATCCACCCCCTGCACTCATGGTTCCACCTGTGTTAGCACTGCCAAATAGTTGAGCAGATTGAGGGAGTACTGTGGCAGCTGATGTACCTCCACCTCCTGTAGCACCTCCACCTCCACCACCTCCGCTAGGAGTTGTGCCTGGTGATGTAAGTATCTGCTTTGCCTTAGCTACGTTTGTTGCAATCTGAATAATTCCTGTAGCAAATTGTGCAATACCTGCTGCACCTGCTGTTAAACTATTCATAGGGTTAGCCTGTGAGTTAGCTACCAAAGCACTGATAGCCTTAGCAGTATCTATACCTATTTGAATAAGAGCACTGGCCTTGTTAAATTTAGCTAGCTTCTCCTGGTCTTTAATTAGCATACCACCTATATCAGTAATACCCTTAGCAATATCTTCTGCTAGAGCTAGCTTTGCATCCCTTGCTTTCTGATCCTCTTCTATTTGTTTTAATGTGGCCTCTTTATTGATATCTGCTAGAGCTTTTTTGTGGTTAGCTTCTAGTATCTCCAGAGCCTTTTGGTTACCCATTGCTAGCTCTTGATCCTTAAGATACTTAGCCTCTATTTCTGCTATTCTTTTTTCCTCTTCTGTGGTAGTAAGTTCAGTAAGTAAATCACTTGCAGCCTTAACCTTGTCTTTCATCCTAGCAGTTTCCTCCTGTATCTGCATAGTGTTATATAGATCTAGCTTCTCTTTTAGTTGCTCTTGAGTTAATCTAGTATCAGCGTTGGCAGCATCCCTTAGCTTTTGATACTTCTCATTTTGTAGTATCAATTCTTTCTCTGCACCTTCTGCCATGGCATCTAATCTAAGCTGTGCTAGTTCACTCTCTACTGCTATCAAGTTCTTTTTTTCAGCATCTTTAATAGCTATTCTTTTTGCTTCAAGTTGTGCTTCCTCTTCTTTATTTGCTTGATCAGTTAAAGTTGTTTTCTCTTTTGTTTTTAATTTAGTATTAGATGCTATATCCTCTCTTTCTCTTTTGAATTTCTCCTGTATTATAGCTTCCTCTTTAGCTAAACCTTCGGCCATTATAGCTATCTCTCCATCTCTAATCTTTCTAGCAGCTGCTAATCTATCCGCTGCATTAGTTGCATTAGCCGCTTTACTATCGTTGTTAGCTTTCTCTCTATTTTTTGCTGCCTCTTTTGCTTCATCATCAGCTGCCTTTTTTTTATCATTTATTAGCTCCTGCTCAAAGACAGCCAAATCATTTATCGAGTTTAGTCTAGCAGTATTGGCAGCAGCATTAGCCTTGGCATTAGCCGCCATTGTGGCCGCCATCTCTTTCTCAAATTTATTCCATGCAGTATAGTCACCTGTTTGCAAAGCACTTGCTCTAAGCTCAGCTACTGTTAACTCATTTTTAGCTTTTAGTTGTTGCTGAATAGCATAGGTTTCATTTACTAGTCCTGCCTGATATGATATGGCTGCCTTTAGTCTTGCTCTTTCTAAGCTGGTAGTATCCTTACCCTGTGCCTTCATGAGCTTAATTTGCCTGCCCATTGCATCATCTGCATCGGTGTACACTTTCTTCCTTCTTTCAAAGCTTCTATCTCTTGCTTCTGTTTCTGCTTTGATTTCTGCTAGTGTAGCCTCTGAATTTTTCTTTGCTTGTGCAGCCGCCTCATCTTCTGCAAATGATGTTAAACCTAATGCATCTCCTAGCCATTTAAGTGCATCTATCACAGCATTAATAGGTATCATTATAAAATCTAACACAACTCCCAACACCCCTATCTTATCTAGGAAGAAACCAACAGCAGCTACAATAGCTATAATAGTTACTACCAATAAGAATAAAGGATTCATAAGTATCTGTACTCCTAGCTTTACAAAGGCACTGCCTAGAGTTCCTAGCATCTTAACAAAGTTACCCATACCCCCTAGTATTTCTTTGGGGTTAAGTTTGCCCATAGTAGTGGCTAGTGTGGATGCCTTAGTGGATGCTTCCTCAAAGTCAAGGCTCATTAAGCTATCCTTAATACCACCTATACCATTACTAACCTGCTCAAACTTTGAGCCCGTAGCAAATACATTTACTGCCTCATTAGCATCTGCTATCTTATCCTTAAGTACCCCTGCTTCCTGAGACAGCCTAGCAATATCTGCAGGATCTGTAGCATTAGCTATCTCACCTTTGAGTGCTTTAAGTTCTGCTTTAATGGCACCGAGGCCAGAGACTTTTATGGGTATTTCTACTTCGTTCATTTTATATGTAGTATTTAATTTCTATTGTGGTGCCGTCTAAGTATCCATCTACAAAGCCTATACCTATTTGAGTGGTAGTAACTGATACAGTGTTAGAGCTTGTGGAGTATTGTGCTGAGATCACCCCGTCAAAGTTCACGTTGTTAATCATGATAGTAGGCACATTAGTGCTAGAGATATATGAAGGCTCAAAGCCATCCAAGTATCCCTCATAAGTACCTACCCCTGTTCTAGTCCAGGTAACACCTCCTAAGCTATCATTTTTAACTTGTGCTATAGGATCTGTTAATCCTGCCTGAGTTAAGTTAGCTATATATATTAATGGCACTATACCTGTAGCTACTCCATTTAAACTGCTAACCATTAAGCTATCTGCTGCCAAAGTATTCTCACTGATGATACGATCATCTCCCACTATCACAGATCTAGTGCCACCCACTATCACATTACCCCTACCCATTACAGTAGCAGTAGCCTGATCACCAAACACATTAGAGTTCACCATCCTAGTAGTATTGATATTACTCATGGCCATCATTTGTATTGGTCCTATCCCTGCCGGAGGGGTTGGTATGTTAGGGCCACTAGGTCCCATGAAGGGTGTGAAGTTAATCTCACTATCAATACTGATGAGCTCTACCTTAGTGAGCTTGTTAGCGTTGGCATCGTAATCAATTACCTTGTTAATGTTCCACCATGAGTTATCTATCCTAATCTTATCATTTAATTTCATGGCCTGGATGTCAGGCTCCTTAAGATTAAACATAGCAGTGAGCATCTTACCATTATTAATCTGGCCCATTGTACGCCTCCAGTATCTATTGTACAGGTTATTCTCTGTTAGGCTAGTAGGTTGGTAGTAGTAGTAATCACAGATGGCAAAGTTAATATCAAAGGTAGGGGTGAGTGGATCATCAAAGTGGCCTACCAATGGATAGCTTGTTAAGTTAATTTGCCCCAAAGATCCATAGTCATATATGTAGAATTGTCCACAGGTAGCTAGTGGCTGTCCTGCTGTAGTCTTATCATATAGGATACGTATATTAGTCTCAGGTGCTGCACCTGCTATCATGGGTACATAGGCACCAAATTGAGTTTTGATTACAGGAGTAGGGCTAAAGAGTACATCCTTAGTATCTACATCCTTTACATATTCATTATCAAAGATAACCTCAGCTTGTCCATAGATATTATTAGTAGCGTTGGTATAGGTTGTGTTTGGGTTATCCTTATCCTCAGCGTATGTTAGTATTATTTTCTTAGAGGTGAGCTCAGGGAGAAATGATAAGTTCTGCTCCTGGTCTTTGGCTAGCTTAGCAGTCCAGTCTACCTCCACCCCACTATCGTAGAAGTCATCCCTATTTTGTAGGAGTAGCTTGTTAGGTTGGGTGCTATCTACTTGAGCATAGATGTTATACATGTTAAAGATGCCCTTAATGAAGTCGCTCTGCTTTATCTTTTTAGGTACATAATCATTAACCTCTATTACAGCTGAGGATGCTATAGCATTTATATTACTGCTAGGTACTATGCTAATTAATATATTAGATATTACAGCCTGTATAACCACTTGCCCTGATGCAGGAGCTAATCCTGATGGGGAAGTTTTCCTCCAGTTTCTTACTGATGCAACGTTACCTATTGTAGCATATTGTTGGCTTACATTTATACCCAAAGTAGCAGATGATCCTAAGCCTATTATAGTGTAACTAAGTGGTATAGTAGTTTGCACTGTTTGTGTTAATATATTTGTAGTACCTACAGGTATAGTTAAAGGACATTGCACTGCATTAGGCACCCCAAACAAAGTAGCATTAGGTGATGTGTTAGTAAATAAATTACTAAAGATAATAGGCAGTCCTGGTATTCCTACACCTACAGCAGGCTTGTAATATACATTAGCAGCTGAACCACCAGCACTACCATACAAAGTACCTCCTGATGTATTCACCAGGTTTAAGCTATACGTCATAGTAATACTATAGTCATAGCTCTGAGCATTGGCTGCACTTATGTTAAAAAATGGTGTAGAATATACACCTGTAATAGGATCAAACTGCCCTTGTATATCATCTAGCTCAGTCCACCCTGTTAAGTTAATCTTAGTAGCAGGTGTTTGTGTGGTAGCTATTGAGGCTATGTTACTAAATCCTGCCCAGTTGTTAGCTCCATTGATAGTAGTGGGTGCTGTCTTTTCTGCTTTGACTAGCCAGTCCTGATAGTCTAAATTATCTACCCCTCCATTGTAAGGTATGAAAAGCTTTTCAAATCTATCATAGCCCATGGTAGGCCATGTGTAGGTAAAGCCAGCATCCTCAAAGATCCTATCAAAATAAGTCTTAGCAAAGATAGCAGGCTTAAACTCTTGAGTACTATATACACCATTAGTAGAAGCAGGGAGAAAGTATTTAAAGCCATCTACTACAGTGTTACTAAATCTATTAACTACATTGAATGCATTGTATACATGGTTAAGGTCTGAGAAGTCTATATCAGTTAGTTCCTTGTTAGCTATGGCTGTAAAGAAATCTGCTTTGCTATCCTTAACTAATACCTCATAGGTTACGTGCTCTTCATATCCATCTGTGAGCTGAGTCTTTACTACCCCTGTTAACTGCATAGAGCAGTCCTCCATTATTGGTATGCCATCCTGTATAACTGCACAGGTAGTGAGAGCATTAATGTTGAAGGTGCCCTCCACTATATTCACATCATAGTAGTGGTTTAGTAGGTTGTTGTTATTCTTACTACCAGTGAGCGTGATGGTCTTAGAGAAGTTACCCTTCCTTTGGCTTATATCCCTGATATCTCCTACCTGAAAATTCAAAGGGAAGGCAGTGCCCTCCTGTACATCTAGGAAGCCTGTTGCGAGTTGTATCTTAACCATTTACGATATTGTTATTAGCTAGCTTAATAGTTACGTTCTGCTTAATTAAATTCTTATTCCTTTGGTTGTACACCTGGTAGTCTGATGTCATGATGTTACAGCTGATATACTCCTCACTCACAGGCACATCACAATCATTTGCATAAGAGCTTAGCTTAACATATGTGAAGGGTGAGCTGATGAGCTCAGTGAAGTAGTTAGCCATGTCCATAGTCATGAAGTTAGTGGCTAGATCTAGGGTAGTCTCAGTGCTCACATAGGTGTTTGTCATACCTCTCTCAGTGAGGGCATAGTCCCAGTGGTTACTACCATTGATAAAGCCCGGCACATCCTGATTAAATTGCTCACGTGTTACGTTACCTTTCTCATAGCTGTTAAGGCTAAAGGCAAAGCTGTTCCATGAGCCTAGCTTGTCTAGGAATAAGATGCTGTACTCAGTGGTGCGGATCCTTCTATCTAGGGTTACCCTGTATCTTGCTGAGCTTATCACCCCATTACGTTCATAGTGGAAGTCATAGTACTCAGTGGTAGGCTCTATCAAGTTACCTGATCCAAAGACCAGGGTAAGCACCCCAAAGTTGTTAGGCCCTACTGATACACCACTAAGATGGTCTGCAGCTGTGACGTTCTTTTCAAAGATGTTACCACCATCATTAGCAAACACCATGGTATCTGGTGCCGTTGGGGATCCATTAGCTATGCAGTTCACCCACATATCCTGAGATAGGGTAGCGTACATATTTTTGTTACCTGCAGGGTAGTTAGTCAGGAACCTATCGAATACACCATTAAGCATATAATCCTGAAAGTTATAGCTAGGCCACTCACTCCATTTGATAGCACCATTAAACACGTATCTGTTTAGCACTGAGGCTAGGTTTCTGTTGACTGTCTTTCTCCCATCTGCATAGGTGATGGCACCATCTATATTAGCATTGGTTACCAAAGACCATAAGCTATTAACCACTATGTAAGCAGGGTTAGCTACTAGCACAGTGAAGAGCCCTTCAAGGTTTGGGTTGGCTACACCTAGATCTGCTTGTGTAATGTTAATCTGATCACCTAACAAAAATGTATTAGCTACGTTTATTCTCACCCTTCCTGCATAGGGAGCTGTTACCCATTGAGTAAGTGCTGCAGTGTACAAAGTGGTAGTCAAGTATTCCTCCCCTATCCTTACATCATATTTGTAGTGGCTGTTAGTAGCGTTATATACTGAGGTGTTATTCAAGTTCAGGTCATAGCTTACCTTAGCCTGTAACAGCTTCGATAGATCTATCTCACCAAAGCCAGTGCCATAAGTTGGGAGCACCCTGTACTCTGCTATCTTATTTAGGGTACCACTCTGATATATATCATAGATAAACTTGAAGCCCTGCAGGTTAACATTGCTACTGCTGTAGATGTACTTAACAGGGTTGTATGCAGGAACTATTACTTGTGGGGTTGCTTGTGCTACTAATGCCATTACTTGTCTTTACCTATATTAGTGTCATTACTATTATTGTTTTTAAAGCCACCCATAGCTATGAGGTAGGCATGATCTAACATGGCCATATGCTGTTGCATCCTGTCAGGTCTATTGAATACTATCCGTACACTCTTGCCGGTCTTATGGTGGATGTATGCCTGCACCACCTGTATCTTATGTAGCGTATCAGAATGCATAGTAACTATCATCAGTGTAATACTCCTGCCTTATGTGAGTAGTGGCGTATCTTATTGCATCCATGGCATCATCAAATAATTTGACAGGCTCATCTGTTATGAAGTCCCCTATCTTTTTCCATTTGTAGTTTTCATACTCTCTCTTGACTGCCTTATCATCTTGACATATTACGCCAAAGGTCTTAAGGTTGTCTATCCCTTTCTTCACCACCTTGTTTGCGTTCTGGACATCATACCCTGCTATGTTCATCTCCTGTATAATCTCAGGCCTAGAGTAATCTGCTAGGATGGTAACCGTTTGTTCTATCCCTAGGGTGCCTAGCTTCTCTATGAGCATAGTAGTGGTGAGGTAGCTCTCATATA